TTGGAAGAATTGGAAGAATTAGAAGAAATAGATAAAAATTTAAAATATCAAAATAATTTTGAATCTGTAATTAAAGATGAAATTAAAGAAATTAAAGAAGAGATTAAAGAAGATAAAGATGATGATGGAGTATATATAATAAATACATTAAACTTGTTTATGCAATATTACAATAATAAGAATAAAAAAAAAGATAATTTGATGAGTGGTATTAAAAACAATGAAAAAGATACAAATAAACAGATGGAAGAGTTTATGTATGCGATGAATGAGTATGAATATATAAAAAGTAAAATATTTGAAAATAAAAGGGAAAGTTTTTGTTTTAAAAATATAGATTTGGTGAGTGAATATATTGATGATGAAGATTTTGAAAAGTTTTATGCATTATCAATAGAAGATGAAAATGAAGAAGAAATTGAAAGAGTGTATTCTCCTTCACTATTGGATTGTTTAAATTATTTGTATGTAAAAGAAATAAAAAACAACTGGAAGATAATTAATATAAAATAAATAAATAAATTTGTTTAAATTATTATTGAATTTAAATAATTATTAATGACAGATTTTAAAAAAATACAAAAAGATATGGAAAATTCTAAACAAAAGATAATAACTCCAGATGATAATTTAGCTCAAATAAGAAAAAAGCTAGGTAAAAAATATATTGAAGAAGATGTATCTGATACAGATGATGATAGTTTTGATGAAGAATCTACATTTAGAGATAGACATAATAAGTTTATTGAAAAGAATGTTAAAATTTCTAAAAAGAATGTTATAAGAAATGAAAGTAAAGTTCAAAAAAGTAAAAAAAATAAACAAATTGAAAAAGAAGAATCTTTTTCTAAAGATTCTGTAATTGATGAAGATAATAGTGAATCTGAAGATGAGGATGATATTAGTATAGATAAGTATGAATTTAAGGAGGATTTTGAAAAGTTAATAAGAGATTATGTAAAAAATGATAATGAAATAAAAGAACATAGATTAAGAATAAAAGAGTTAAATTTAAAAAAGGATGCTTGTCAACTTGAGATAATGAAACATTTAGAAAGATTGGGTGAAAATCATGTAAGAATAAATGGTGGAACATTAAGAATAAATCAGTATGAAAGTAAAGGTGGATTAAAAGAAGATTTAATTAAAGATGCGATTCAAGAGAAAGTAAAAAATCCAAAAATAACTGAAGAGATATTAGAAGTAATTAATGATAAACGCGAGAATAATAAGAAATTACAAAAATCTCTCAAAAGAACATATGAGAGAAAGAAATAAATGTTTATTTTTTTAATAAATTTTTAATAAATTGTTTTATTAAAATTAAGGGAATGTATTTAAATAAGCTACAGACGAACCAATTGATGGAATTAAAGTTGAACCAACGAGAGTGATATTAGGAACTACACTAGAAGAAATAATAGGAAGTCCAATAGTTGGTACATTATAAATTCCTGGTGAATAAATAAGTTTTAATCCTTTTGATTTTCTTCTTGATTTTTTAATTTTATAATCATCTGAGGAAGAATCAGAAGATGATGAAGAATCGTCATCAGAATTTAGGTCATGTTTTTTATATTTGTGTGATCCTCCATGTTGACTAGAATCCATTGATGATTCTTCATCATAGTTATCGGTATTAACAAAATTTTTTAAAGCTTCTTTATTTACTTTTTCTTTAGGTAATGCTTTAATTTTCATTGCTACTTTATTATTATCTGAAATTTGTTCAGATACTTTAAAATGGTAATATTTACCAGATTCTTCATTTTTAACAGAGAAATAAAAGTTAGGAGTATAATTTTTAACATTTTTAGAAAATTTATTCCAAATATCTTTTCCTGCTTCCTTAGCATTTTTTTTATTTGAAGAAATATTACCTTTTTCAAAAAATGGGTTTGCTAATGTATAACTCATTATTATATAATAATGTAAATATAAAAAAAATGATTTATATTTATAATAACAAAAAAATATTAAATAAATTTATAATAAAAATTTTATAAAAAGCTATAGAATATTTAAATTGATATAAATTATGATAATAAATAAGTTGTTTATATAAAAAATTATAAATATAAAAATTTTTATATTTATTTTTAAAATTGATTGTGCGTTAAAATAAATAAAAAAAAATTGATTTATGAAATTAAAATTAATAGAGTATATATGTCTTCTAATAAAAAGAAATCTTCCAGTTCAAAGAAATCTATATATGATGGAAAGATATTTTATACTAAAACTTCAACTTTAAATCCTATAAAAACTACAGTTAATGTATTATCTGGAATTTTAAATGAGACTGTAATTTATGTTTCAGCTCCAAATCCAAATAAACCGGATGATTTTGCAGGTTTAGAGATTGTAACTTCTGATGGAATTAAAAATGTATTTATTAGAGTAGATATGGATGCAGATAAATTTGATGATTATTATTGTAAGCCAAAAAAGTATGAATTTTGTATTTGTGTACAAACTTTAAATGAAGCATTAAAAATTATTGAAAAAGATGATGTTATGACAATGTATATTGAAGAAAATGATACACAAAATTTAACTATTGAAATTAATAATGATGATAATGGAACACATACAATATTACAAATAAGTTTATTTGATCCTGAAGATGTGTATAAAGAAAAAGAAAGTACAGATTTTGATGCAGAAATTGTTATTGATGGAACTAAATTTCATAAATCAATTAAAGAGTTTTCTGGTGTTTCAGATCATATTGATTTAAAATGTACACAAAAGAATTTAATTTTTACTGGATTAGGTAAATTATTAAAAAGAAGTACAACGCGTAAAATTAATAATGGAACATTAACAATTAAGAAAGAAGATAGTAAACAAAAGATTATTCAAGGAATTTATGATATTAAAAATATATGTTTATTTCAAAAATGTGCAACTCTATGTAATGATATTAGTGTATTTATGAAAAATAATTTTGCATTAACTTTATGTTATAATATTCCAAAATATGGAAAAATTACTGTTGCATTTACTCCTATTGATGATGAAATTATTAAAAGTAATGAATATGCATTTAGTGATGATGAAGGAGATGTTGAAATGATATCAAATGATGATGCATTAATAGATGATTTAGATAGTGATTTTGAAAGTGAAATTATGGAAAAAAAATCTAAAAAAGTAAATAAAATTAGTAAAAAGGAAAAGAAATCTAGTAAAAAAGAAGATAAAAAATCTAAAAAATCTAAAAAATCTAAAGAATCTAAAGAATCTAAAGAATCTAAAGAATCTAAAGTAAAAGAAGAATCTGATTCAGATTCTGATTTTGAATATTCTGTAAATATGGAAGAATGTGATTCTGATTCTGATTCTGATTAATTTATTTTAAAATAAAAAATGTTTATTTATAAAAATTTAATTTTTAATTTTTAATTTAAAAAATTATAAAGTTTTTTTTCCTCCATCATAAGAAACACCTAATCCTTTTTCAATTAACATATCTGATATTTTTTTATTTTCGTAATAAACTATAGCTAACGGTCTTCCATATGGATCAAATTTTTTATCTGAAAATTCAATATAAACATTTTTATTTAAAATTAAATCTTCAACAAATTGTTTTCCTTCTTTAGCTTTTTTAATATGTTCTTCTCTGTTTGGAATATTTGCCTTGGGTTTAATTTCATATGTGTCAATTTCTAATATTCTAATACTTGTTTCTAAAAATGTAATATTATTATCTTCTTCTGAATTTAAATTTACTGAATTTTTGTTTTGATTAAAAGAATAAACTTTAAAAATAACAGGAACTAGAATAGTTATTGTATCTCCATCATAAACAGAAGTTACTAAATAATATCCTGATTTTCCACAAAATCGTGTAATTTTTTTATGTTTTTCAACTTGTGTTATATCTTTGTCATAAATAATTTTATCTTTGTTAGAAGCAAATAAACAGGAAAAACAAGAAAACATTTTATTAATAATTTTAGTAATTAGTTACTAAAATAACTTTATTATAAAAAATCAATTTTTAATTTAAAATTCTGGTTTAATTGGTCTAAATTTAACAGAATATCCTTCAAGTTCATCATTAATATGATTATTAAAAATACTTTGAAAATTATAATTATAATTATTTCCACAAAAATTATATTTAAACCATACTTTAACAATATAACTTTTTAAATTAGCACTTTCAACAAATTTTGTACTAAATGTTATTCCATTTGTTTTATTATGAGTTTTTTCTGTATATTTTAATAAAGAACTATTACATATATTAATTAATAAAAATTTAAATAATTTAAATGCATCTTCATTTGAAGCAAGTTTAATTGATATAATACTTCCATCTTTATTTTGTTCATCTTCCCACATTGGAGAAATATTATTTTTCATCACAAAAATATCAAAATCATTCATGGTATATCTTGTATCTCTTTTATCTAAAGAATTTAAAAATCCTGCAATATCTTTCCAAGATTCTAGTTTTGAAATTGGAAGATAATTTGCATATCTCCAATTTTTATCTCCATTAAAATGTGCATATGTTTGGTAATGATTATCAAATTTTAAATTTTCAATAGTTTTTTTTTCAGATATATTTAAAAATACATATTTATCTGATACACTTTTATTATTATTTGTATTAACTATTTTTTTATAAGTTTTTTTTGAATAACTAACTTCAAAAGGATTATTTTCTGAGTTTTTAATATTATCTTCTGAATTATCAATATTTTTATATTTTTCTTTTTCTACATTTTCTTGTAATATACTATTTAATGATTCTTGAGCTTGTTCTGCAAAATCAAATGATTTACTTATTTTAACTTCTTTATTTGATACTTTCTTTGAAATTATATTCTTTTTCTTTCCTTTGTTTTTTGTAACTGAACCCTCATTTGAGGAACAGCTTGAATTATCATCTGAATTAAGTGAAGAAAAAATATTAGCAGACATATTATTATATATTAATATATTATATTGTTAAATATTTATCAATTTTTTTGTTATGTTAAGAACAATAAAAATAGGGAAATATTTTTTATTTTCTTATGAATAAATATTTATCAATTTTTTTGTTATGTTAAGAACAATAAAAATGTTAAAAAATAAAAAATTAGTTATTAATTTAATCTAAATAAAAAGATGCAATAAAAGTTGGTATTTGAAATATTTCGTTATCACATTTGTTTAGATTATTATTAACTTCGTTAAGTCTGATAATAATGTTTGATATTTTTTTGATTGAATATTTAATAATTGTTTTATCATCATTAATAATTCTTTGTTTTAAAATATTAAAAACACTTTCAATAAATTCTGATAAAGGTATAATATCTTGTTTAATAATGTGAGTAAAATATTCAATAGATTTTTTTAGAGAGTTTTGTTGAATAAAATTTAAAATATCAATAACAGTATTTTTAAGTGGAGAACAAAGAATTTCTGATGTAATATTTTCCTGAACTATTTCTGATTGTAAATTTTTGTTTGAAATATACATTTTGATTGATTGTAAAATATTAAGCATTTTTCTTAAATCTCCATTTGATTTATCAATAATAAGATTTCTAGAATCTTGTGAAACTTTAAAATTTTCTTTTGAACAAATATTATCAACAAATTCTTGAAGACAAGTATGAGGAAAAGGTTTAAATTTAAAAACTGTACAACAAGAAATAATTCCTGGATCGATTTTATTATTAATATTACAAATAAAACAAAATCTAACATTAATATATTTTTGAACAATTTTTTTTAAAATTGATTGTGCATCCTGTGTCATTAAATCTATTTCATCAAGTATAACAAGTTTAAATGGTAAATTTTTTTCTCCTTCATAATATCCTCTTGTCATTGAAAAATCTTTAACTCTAATTCTAACAGTTTCAATACCTCTTTCTTCTGAAGCATTAATCATTAAAGTCATTGTATTAAAATTATTTTTATAATATTTTTTAGCTATAGTAGTAATTAAAGAAGTTTTTCCAGTTCCTGGGGGACCATAAAAAAGTAAATTAGGTAATTTTTTTTGTTTTAAAAATTGATCAATAGAATTAACAATAAAATCGTTATAAAGTATGTTATCTAATTTGGTAGGTCTATATTTTTCAACCCAAGGTATAATATCTTGTTTATTAACATTATTATTATTAATAATAATATTATTAATAGATTTATTATTATTTATTTTGTTAATATCAAGTTCCATTATATGATTTAATAATATGAATAAAGTTTAAGTATTTTTTTTCAATTTTTAAACATAATATTTTTGTAATATAAGACATATTGTAATAAAATTAAAATAGTTTAAAAAATAATATTTAAAAAAAATTGAGAAGAAAAAAATATAAGGATTAGTATATATATATATATATATGTCTTTTGTACATGATTACACTGATAATACAGCACCAATAGATAAAATTGAATTTACACTATATAGTGGAAATGATGTATTAAAGAATTCTGTGTTAGATAAGCCAGGACCTGGACTTATTGCAGCAGAATATAACACTGAAAAGGGTAGATTACTTGATTCGCGTATGGGTATAACATCAAATGAGCTTCATTGTGGAACTTGTGGTCTTGGAACTAAATATTGTCCTGGTCATTTTGGTCATTTAGTCTTAGCAGAGAAAATGTTTAATATACCTTTTTTTGATATTGTAATAATGATATTAAGATGTATTTGTGTAAAATGTTCTAAATTATTAATTTATAAAAATGAAAATGAATTGATGGAAATATTAAAAACGAAGAAAGGAAAATATAGATTAGCAGAAGTAAAAAAAATGATAAAATCAGTAAAGTATTGTTCAAAAGAGCATTATGGATGTGGTCATCCTGTACCGAAAATTAAAACTGAAAAGAAGAAAACTACAATTGAAATTAAAATTATTGCAGAATATAATTTAGGAGATACAGAAGAAGAGAAAGATAAAGTTGTTTCAGAAGTTTTATCAGCTCAAAAAGTGTATGATATTTTAAATAATATTTCAAAAGAGCATAGTATGATATTAGGAATTGATAAAACTAAATCTCCACCAAAAGATTTAATTCATAGTATTTTTCCAATTGCTCCTGTTCCTGTGAGACCATCAGTTAAAGCAGATTTTATGTCATCATCAACAAAAGAAGATCATATTACAATTAAGATTGCAGATATTTTAAAAGCAAATAATAGAGTTGAAAAATATAATAATATGCAAAATGAAGAAAAGTTTCATCAAAATAATATTGGATATTTACTTTATCATTTAGCAACTTATTATGATAATGAATCTTTAAAATTACCTCAAAGTGAACAAAAAGGTGGTATGACTACTGGTTCAGTATCAAAAAGATTAAAAGGAAAAGAAGGAAGATTACGTTCAAGTTTGATGGCAAAAAGAACAGATTTTAATGCAAGATCTGTAATTACTCCAGATCCGACTCTAAGTATAAATGAATTAGGATGTCCTTTAGATATTGCTATGAATTTAACTTATCCTGAAATAGTAACACCATCAAATATTGAAAGATTAACAAAATTAATGAGAAATGGAAAATATAAATATCCAGGAGCGAATTTTATAATTATTTATGATAATGAAAAGGAGATTGAATTAAAAAAGGATTTAAGATTTTTAAATTTAAGTTTTGATTTGCAATATGGAAATATTGTAGAAAGACACTTACAAGATGGAGACATTATATTATTTAATCGACAACCTACTTTACATAAATTATCTATGTTGGGTTTGAGATGTAAAATTATTAATAATCCATCATATTGCACATTTAGAATTAATCCTAATATAACTACACCGCTTAATGCGGACTTCGATAAACACTCTGTCGAAAACAGGAAACTGCCTGTATGGTTAATGAGTAGACCATGTGGGAAAAACAGTGTAAACTCATTTTTAATGTAATTTCCTAGTTGTATAATATAACTAAACAATTTATGATGTAATAAAAATTTGAAATAATTTAAAGATATACAAATTCTATGTATTATATATCATGGTTAATAGAATTTGTAAATTCTGTAAAGAAGAAAAAGATGAGTCTATTTGTCTGAAAGGGCAAAATGTTTGTTATGACTGTAATAACAAAAGAAGAAAAGAGCAACGTTTAAAAAAACTTGCAGAACAAACCAATAATCCAAAAACCTGTAATGTCTGTAATGAAAAAAAAACAGAAAAAGACTTTCCTGTAAATTGCTTACAATGTAAGAAATGTGCTAAAAAGATATTTGTTACAAATGCAAGAAAGAAAACTGAAGATATGAAAAAACAAGGTATTACAAAGAAAACATGCATTAAATGTGAAGAAGAGCGAGATATTGATAAATATCGAGATGGAGAAAATGTATGTAATGTTTGTAAGAACGAAATGGGAAAGGCTTGGATAGATAATAATCAAGAACATTTTAAAAAACTTTGTAAAAAATACAGACAAAAAGAAGGATATAATAAAAAAAGGAATGAATATAGAAGAGAAAAATATAAAAACGATGAAAATGAAAAACTATCATTACAATATAGACATCGTTTAAGAAGATATATTAATTCTTCTGATCTTTCTGAAAAGACTTTAGAAAAATACAAAAAGATTTTTGGATGTTCTAAAAGTAAATTTAGGAAATGGATTGAATTTTGTTTTCAAGATAAAATGACATGGGATAATTATTCTGATGTTTGGAATTTTGATCACATTAAACCTTGCTCGAGTTTTAAATTAGAAAATGAAGATGAGCTTAAAAAATGTTTTGATTGGAAAAACACTTGTCCTATTTACTGTAACGAAAATTACAGAAAATATAATAATAGAGACCTGATAACAGAAGAACATTTTAAAGCTAAAGTTAAAGAATTCGAAGATAAACTTAAAAAAGAAAAAGCGACTAAAAAACTTAAAAATGGACGTTCTATAAAACAAGATTTAAAAGACACTAAAGAAAATATTAAAGTTAAAAGTAAAGATAAAACTAAAACTAAAACTAAAAAAGTGTCAAAAGATATTGAAATTGAAGATATTATAAATATATCATGTGATGAAGAATCTTGTGAAAAGAAAACCAAAAAATCAAAAGGAAAAAATATCATTAAAAAAAATTAATGATAAAATATTGAATAGTTGCAAATACAAATCAAATTCTTTAAAATAAATAAAATTAGACTCATTAAAAATAAACACATCATAAATTAAACAAATACGTTATATTATACAGCGAAACACCTTGTTGCGGGAAACCCCTTAGAGCCTTGATTACTACTTTATATTGGAAACTTTATAAAGGAACACGGTTAATAGCCGTCCCCAAATGGGTTACAAACTTTGTTTGATTACTCAACAGTAATAATATTAAGGATTGGGCAATCCGCAGTGTTATCATCTAAACCCGAATTAATTAAATTAAAGTAAATTATTAATAATTTTAGTAAATGATAGGGCATGATGAGCATTCAACGACTGAACGGGTGTTGGTGAGTAATGATGGTTTAGTCAACCTGAACTTGCTTAAGATACAGTCTGACCCTCTTGGAAACATTAGGGAATCATCGGGAGATGAAATGAATGGTTTTTTACCACAAAGTATTTTAACAGTAATGGAAGTTCAATACATTGCTGATTTATCATTAAATATTATAACACCTAAAACTTCAACACCAATTATTGCTCAAAAACAAGATCAATTGTTAGGAGCATATAATATGACAGCAAATAAATATAAATATAGTTGGAGAACATTAATGAATTTACTAAGTTCAACTGAAGGTGCAGAAGATTATATTATTGAAAAGAATAAAGATTACACTGGAAGAGATATGTTTTCATATATTTTACCAGAAAAAGTAAATTTATCATTTAAAAAAGATGGAAGTCGTCCAGAAATCACAATTAAAAATGGAAAAATTATTTCTGGTCAATTAGCAAATGATTCACTTGGAGAAAATAAAGATGAAGGAATAGTTCAAATGATTTGGGATCAATATGGTCCAAAACTAACAAAAACTTTTATTGATAATTCAACTAAATTAATTAATAATTTCAATTTACATCATGGTATGTCTGTTGGTATTGGAGATTTAGTTATAAATTTAGATGATTATAATAAATTACAATTAATTTTTGATCAAAAAAGATTAGAAGTAGAACATGAAATTACTAAAACAGAAAATAATCCTGATTTATCTCAAGATTCTTTATTAGAAGAAATTGTAAGTTCTAAATTAGAAGTATTGCGTGATAGATCATCAAAACTTTTAAGAGAAGTATTACCAAAAGATAATAATTTCTTTTCTATGTTTGATTCAGGTTCAAAAGGTAAAGATATTCAATTAGCTCAAATGGCTGGTTGTGTAGGACAATTAGCTTATCATGGTGGTAGAATGCCTAAAAATTATAATGGAAGAGCTTTACCATATTTCTTTCAAAATGATGATAGAGCAACTGCTAGAGGATTTGTTCAAAATTCTTTCTTGAGTGGACTTGAATTAGATGAGTTTATATTCAATCACATGGCTGCAAGAGAAGGATTAATTGACCAAGCTGTTCGTTCTGTTACAGGAGACACAAAAATTATGATTATTGAAAATAATAAACCAAAAGTTGTTGAAATTGGACCTTTTATTGATGAATATTTAAAAAATGCAAAAGAAGAGGAAATCGAAAGAGAAGATAAAAATAATTTTGAGCTTTTAAATGTTAGAGATATTAAAATACCAACTGTTGATGAAGTTGGAAAAGTAACTTGGGGAGATGTAACTGCTTTGACAAGACATGATCCAGGAAATCAATTATTTGAAATAGTAACTGAAGGAGGAAGAAAAGTAATTGTTCCAGAATCTAAATCATTATTAATTTGGAATTCTGAAACTAATAAATTCGAACCAAAATTAACTCCAGAAGTTAAAATTGATGATTGTGTTCCAGTTACAATGAATTTATGTTCACCAGATAATATTAAAGAATATATTGATATGACAGAATATTTCTCAAAAAAAGATTATATTTATGGAACAGATTTTATTAAAGCTAAACAAGAAATGGAAAAAGCAATGGAAGGAAGAGATAAAATTCCGTCTGGATGGTGGGAAGATAACAATGGTAAAACATTTACTTTACCATACAAAAGAAAAGCAAATTTTCAAAGAGTGTTATCAGGAAGATCAGATATTTCAAATATCAAAGAAAATAAATTTTATTCTTATTCAACATGTAGAGATTCTTCAATTCCAGAAAGATTTGAATTAAATAGAGAGAATGGACAATTTATTGGATTGTTTTTAGCTGATGGAAATGTAGATATTAAAAGCGGATATGTTCAAATAACAAAATCTGATGAAAATGTTTTGAAATTTACTGAAGATTATTTTGATTCATTAGATATAAAATACAAAAGATATAAAAGAGTAACTGACAGAGGAATAATTGACTATATTAGAGGTTATTCAAGAATATTAGGAAACTTTCTAGATAAGTTTGTTGGACATGGTTCAATTAACAAACATATTCCAGAAATTGCTTGTATGTCACCTGATGAATTTGTTATTGGTTTAATTGATGGATTTATCAGTGGAGATGGATGTGTTCTTAAAGATTGCATTGAAGCTTCTTCATGTTCTGATACATTGATTAACGGAATTAATTTATTATTAAACAAACTCGCAATATTTGCAAAAAAAAGTGTTTCTGTTCATAAAGAAGATGGAAGAGATATTAAAGCTAATTATGATTCTGTGAGATTGAGTATAAGAGATCAATGGGCTAAAAGATTTAAAAAGAAAATTAAAACTTTAATTAATGGAGATAAAAACACAAAATTAGGAAATATGAAACCTTCTAAGAAGAAACATCCTAATTATGAAGAACAAGAAGATGTAGTTTTAGATAAAATTAAAAAAATAAATGAGGTTGATGTTGACAAACATCCTAAGTTGTATGATATGACAATTCCATCAACAAATAATTTTTGCTTATTTAATGGAATGGGTTGCTTCGATACTGCCGATTCTGGGTATGTTCAAAGGAAGCTAATTAAGTCGACTGAGGATTACATGGTAGGTTATGATGGAACGGTTAGAAATGCTGTTGGTAGAATTTGTCAATATATTTATGGTGATAGTGGAGCTGATGCTACAAAACAGTTTAAATATATGTTTTACATTATGGATAAAGGAGATAAAGAAGTAGAACAAATATATAAAATGACAAAAGATGAAATGAAAAAAGTGAGTAATTTCACAGAAAAAGATAATAATGATTATTATAAATTGATGTTAAATGTGAGAGATCATTTAAGAAAAACTCAAATTAAAGCATCAATGGATAGATTTGCATTAAATAAAAGATATATGTTACCAGTAAATTTAAAGAGAATTGTAATAAATAAAGCTCATGAAGAAAACAAAGGTAAAATAATGAATGATCCAAAATATATTTTTAATAAGATAAGTGAAGTATTAGAAAATAGAAATACAACTTTGTTGTGTATGACAAAGAAGGATCAAGAAAATCCTGATTCATTAAAAAATAGAGATGAATTATTAGCTAAAACTGCATTTAAATTTGCTTTATATGATATATTATCACCTAAAAAATGTATATTTAATTATAAATTTAGTAAAGAACAAATTGATGAAATATTTGAAGAAATCAAAGAGAATTTTAATAAAAACATTGTAGAAGCTGGTGATATGGTTGGTATTATTGCTGCTCAAAGTTTAGGAGAACCTATTACACAACTGATGTTGAATGCGATTCACTCTGCTGGTGTAAAAGGTAAAGGTGGTATGAATATTGGTGTAGATAGATTTAAAGAGATTTTTAGTTTATCAAGAAAAATAAAACAACCTTATATGATATTATATTTTGAAGAACAATATGTTAAAAAGAAAGATTTTGCATATAAAATTGCTTCTCATATTAAATTGACTAAAATCAGTGATGTAAGAAGTACGCTAGAAATATATTATGATCCAAATCCTTTAGAAGATGATGGATTTACAAAATTAGATAATATTAGTAATGTTTTTGGTAAAAATTCAAATAAATTATCAAATGAATATGATTTAAGTTGGTTATTAAGAATTAGACTTGACAAAGAGAAATTATTAAATAGAGAAATAACTTTAATTGATATTAAAAGCCAACTCTTAAACACTTGGACTAAATATTTAAAAGATAAAAAGAGTGTTGAAAAAGATAAAAAGGCTGTTTTAGATAAAATATCTCAAATGGCGATATTATCAAATAATGATAATGATGATGTTCCAACAATTCATATTAGATTTGATATGCAAAATATAACATCTTTAAAATTAATTGATTTCATGGATAATTTTATAGATAATTTTAAATTAAAAGGTATGAAAGGAATTACAGATATTGTTGGTAGAAAACCTGTTGAAGAAAGATTAATAAAATTCAATAAAGATAATGAATTAACTCATGAAAATGAATATGTAATTTATACAAATGGAATTAATATGGATAATATTCAAGATATTATCGGAATTGATGTAAATAAAATATATTGTAATGATATTATAACTGTATTTGAAAATTATGGTATTGATGCTGCAAGAAATGTTATTATTAACGAAATTATGTCAGTTCTAAAGAAAAATGGTTCTGGAACTAATTATCAACATGTTGAAATATTTGCAGATATGATGACTAATATGGGAACATTAACTTCAATTGATAGACATGGTTTATCAAAATTAGATACTGATCCATTAGCAAGAGCATCTTTTGAAAAGACTGTTGAACAGTTAATTCAAGCTGCAGTATTTAATGAAGTTGATCATATGAAATCTGTTTCTTCTAGAATTATGGCTGGTCTATGTATTAAAGGAGGAACTGGAGCATTTGATTTAGCTATAGATGTTGATTTATTAAAGAATTCAGAATATACTATAGATGTTGAACAAACTTATAAAAAGACATTTGATAGTATTACAGAAGATAAACCATATGAAACTTATGATGATGTTTATATTCCAGATTCTGATATTTAAATAAAAAAAATAAAAAAATAAAAAAATAAAAAAATAAAAAAAGTAAAAAAATAATTTTAATAATTTATTTAATAAAAAAAGTAAAAAATTATAATTTTTTCAAGATATCTACATGATATCTATTATATTGTTCATTTTTGTCAGTATTATTTAGTTCTGGATATTGTTTACATATATCAATATAAACCATATCTTCTTTATTTGGTGATTGATTTAAAGCTTCATCATAATGATATTTAATTTTTTGTATAATATTACCTGTATTTGAAATATATTTATTAAATTTTGTATAATTATAATCTAATATTTTATCTAATTCTTCAATTTCATTTTGTTCTAAAATTGGTCCCATAGTTACATGACTTATTTTTGAATTTTCATGTAAATAACAATCAATAATTGGTAATCTTAATAAATATCTTTCTGGATAACATCCTCTAGAAATAATATTAATATTTTTTCCAGTTCCTAAAAGTTCTCCATAATATCCATCATAATCTTCATTAGGTTCATTCCATAATCCATTTAATCTATTTTTATAAATATAATAACATAATTCAAATCCATTAAAACATAAAGGACCAAATTTATCTTTAATAGATAATTTTTCTCCTGTATATGGATCCCACATATAATAATATTTAAAACATTCATTATCTGGTATAATTTCACCATTAAATACATCTCTTCCTTGAATTCTTTTCATTCTAAAAGTTTCTCTTGTTTTAAAGTCATATATTTTCAAGTTATTATATGATTTTTCAGTTTTCTTATTGTTCTTAAGAAGTGATAAATCTATAGGTTTAAATGTATACATTTTTATTCTATAGTAATATATTATTTTATTCATAATTCAATTTTATTATTTATTACTAATAATAATATTAATATAAATAATAGTAATGTTATATATCAAAAAAAGTTGAATGTAAAAAAATTGAATTTGATATTACATATTCTCAAAATAAAAGAAGTAAAAAAAAAGCAAGTTATTAGTTAAGAATAAGATGCCAGGAAAAACAAAATCTGAGAAGTCTAGCTCTAAGAGCTATGAAAAGAAATTTGGAAAAATTAAATTAACATGCAAACAAGCAGATTTAACAAGAAAAGCAAAACAAAAAATATATGTTAGATTTGAAAAAGATAAGAAAAATTTTCCTTTAAAAACTGTTACAAAATATCATCAATGTTTATATCCACCTTTTGCACCAAAAAAGATAAATATTAATGGAAAAGAAACTATTTTCTCTGATAATGATAGAACTTATCTAAGACAACAAATTATTAATGATGATGCATCAATTGATACAAGAGAAACAGCAAAATGTTATGATAATTTTATTAATGAAAATAAAGAAAAATTAATTGGAGATTTCGCTGAAGATTATGAATTAGCTAATTCAATTACAACTTCTAAACCAAAAAAAGACCCCACTAAACCAGATAAAGATATGACACCAAAAGATTATTTTAGATTTGATTTAATGACTGATGAAGAATTTTATTACAAAGGAGAAAAATTAGAAGGAGAAAATCATAATACTGTTAAAAGTGCAAGAATTAATTATTATAGTAATATTAAAAAAGAAGATGATGAAAATGAAACTAAACTCAAGAGAATTTTAGTAACTTTAACTCTAAGAAATGAAGATGATAGTGATGATACTCAAATTGAAGTAAAATTAATTAATATTGAACCTAGAAAAAAAATTAGAACTTCTTATTTTTACAGAGAAGTTGATATTAATTCTGTTGAAAAAGATGAAGATGGAAATATTATTACTCCTGACAAATGTGTAATTGAAAATGAAAATGGAGAAACTATTATTGATGATTCTAGAGTAGCTGAAATTTATGGAATACCAGCAGATGAAGCAATTGAAATTGAAAGTGCTAGTAATTTTGATAATATTTTAGCAAAAAATAAAGATACTCTATTATTTATTAGATACATTTATGCTTTAGAAAGAACTGATACTGGAAAAGGAAAAGAAGGTGATAAACTTC